GACCAATACGCCATCCTGGCCACTACACCGGCTTGTATACCCCGCGCGGAGACCTTCCGATCGCGACCCGCGTCGACCTTATCTTTGGCCAAAACCTCGTCCTTGAGGAAATCCTTGAACAGTGGAGTCGGGGCTTTCCCCTCGACTATCTGTTGCAAGAGCTCGTCCATATCCTCAACAAATTTTGCGTACATTGGCGCAGACGTGTCAACCGGGCCTTCGGAGCCCATAATGGGAGTTTTATCTGTCGCATTGTACAACAGGGCTTCGACCGCCCCAACAGAACTCTTCCTGTTCATTATGCTCATGTGACCAGGTCCCGAGAGGGCCTCATAGATTGAAATGGTCGTGTGCGGCGTCCTTTCAGAACATCCATTGATTATACGCGAAAACACCGCATCCTTCGCCGTCTGGAGTTCAATCGGGTCAATGACCATAGCGTTATGAGAATATCTATTCCTGGCATTCTCTATTGGAACCACCTTTGTGCCATCCTCAGCCATAAACGGTTTGAGATTAGCCGGCTTCTTCCCAGTCTCGAGACCGTATTCGTTATAGAGGGGTGCTGCTATAATCCTACTATGAGGCACAGGTGGGGGTGCTTTCACTTTACCAACCACCTCCATAGTACTGACAGTATCTGCCTCGTATTTGACGCGAGTTTCAAGTGCGCTGTGCAAGACGAATGGGCGAGAGGCAGCCACCTTCTCTCTCACCTCTGCGTCGACCGCAGAGGAGAAGGTCTGGCCAAAACCACCCAGGGACGAGTCATTCCTCCCAGCGACATGGAATGCCACGATACCCAACTGGCCCGCTGAATCGAGACCGAACAGCAATGAACCGCAGTCACCAGCTTGAGTATTAAGCGGGTAATAAAGTGTGTGATCGTTAACGTACCCATTATACGCACAACTTTTCGGGATCGCTTCCACTTCCTCGACATACGGCTCACCACCTCGGATCGTGTAATATAAGCATTTTCCGCCCCGATGGTGATCTATGAACATGTGTGTTATCCGCCTGCTGGCTGCTATCGAATTATCCGGAAGTTTGATGTAGACCTTATCCTCTAATGGATTATCATTCTCCCGGGCAATATAAGCAGACTGCAAGAAAGTAGGCAAATCAACCACGACACCGCTGCCCAAACAGTTGGGTTTGCGAAACTCGACATAAGCGTCGAGGTAATTGCCACTGTCATACTTCTCCTCTATACTCGTATACACATGTGCTGGAAACATGAATGTGGAACCACCAATGCATAACGATAGGCAGTCTCGGGAGAATGCTACCACCCTTTTCCCAGCACCGAGCTTGCCGATATACACTTCGAACAAATTGCCTCCTACCTTACCTATGACATTAGTGTAAGCAAGGGACGCCTGCTCCGTATTAGTGTTCATGGGCTTTTGGATAAGTCGCCTGGCCCCTCGAAGGCGTCTGTCGAGGTTCTTCCCCTTAATGACCGTCGTCGCTGACTGATAGTTCGTGCGTGGTGTTAACAGTTTCACGGCTGCTATGCCAGCCACAGTGAGTGCGACCAAAGATGTCAACGTTGTGAGTAAGGGCAGTCTAGCCTTGAGACCGTCAATAATATCCGACCACTCAAAGTTGATCTCGCGCGTAAACATGCGTGCCATGGAAGCCTGGACAAAATCCAATGGTGATGATCCGCCCTGTCCCGCCAACTCAGCGCGACGCATTTCAACGTATTTGGTTGAGGCAGACTTATTCTTTGCCAAAGTTGCATTATGAAAGTCCACCCTGGCTTGTCTCAGCCTATGCATACTAAGAATGATGTCATCCACACTCACCTCAATGGGCATACCGCGTTCGTCCAATTCAACGCTGCCAGTATCAAAGTTGTAGCGGTGTATCACTGATGGACTAGGCGCCTCAACGCCTCTGGATTTACAGTCTTCTTGCATAAGCCTGACTTTTTCCTCGCATATGCGCCCCATGTTGTCGGCGCACTCCGGTCTCGCAGTCACCTTCATAGGGTGAGTAATCCTCCTAGTGATGGCTTTTGGGTCCTTAATAGACTTAAGTTCTTCAGGCCCAAACTTGCGAACATTTGTTGTCCCGGTAACGAAGTAAGGGGCGAAAACTATCTTCCCCTTCTCTTCAACTGCTGCCATCTCGGGATTGAATGGTATAGAATTGACCATCCCTGTGAAATTAGATATCGATGCAGGAGCGCCAGTCCCGTTATCTTTTTCCACCCCGAACTCATCAAAGTTCACTATAATGTCACCGGACTTAAGACCGTCGCAATAACTGGAAACGGAATTCGCATTCCAGACACCGTAATTCTTGTTACTACCGCCCTCACTAATCTGATTAAGTTTTTCGATTGTGGGGCTACTAAGTATGATCAAGGCGTTGATGATTTCCATTAGGACTGTTGTCTTCCCTACGCCTGGTGGTCCAAACAGCATAAGGGCTGGTGGAACAACTCTAGACTTGGTCCGAGCATAAACCGCTTCTGTTGTCTTCTGGACACTCGATAATCTCTCTAGAGTCTTGGAGAGGGTCCCGTAGTCAGGGTGTTTCGACGTTGCCAAACGCATGGCTTCCCTGATCTCGCTAACAAGCTCGCGTATGCGGTCCGCCTCGGCCAGGGTGACAATGTGTTGCTTTGTCGCCAAATTAGCGCTGAGTTCATCCATGAACTCCTTCGCTTCTATTATGATGGGGTGTGACACTAAATGTTTGAGCAAATGGTCGTACCCGAGGCAGCTAATGATGAACTTGAGGACCTCGCGACCAAGGGTCAAGCCAGCTGTAATGGCAGAGTGGAATCCCTTTATCCCAGTCATGTATGAGGCGACCAGTTGGGCTCCAGTCTTGACATATCCGCCGG